TCTCTCATTTTTGATATCAACGAGGACATCAACGCAATTAAGGCAAATGTGGATTTTGTCCTTACATTCGATCATGGCTGCTTTACCATGATTTCCGCCACACAGTGAGCATAAATCTTCAGGGTCTGGCTGGTATTTCTGTAACGTTAGAGGGTTGAATGTTGAACAGGCCATAATCATCTCCATAAAACAAAACCCGCCGTAGCGAGTTCAGATAAAAGAAATCCCCGCGAATGCGAGGATTGTTATTCATTGCTGATATTCACCTTTATCGCGTATACCTTTACCGGTTTATCGCCGAAGTGGGGATGTGTGATTGTCTTGATTTCATATCCGTCATACGGGACATCAATTCTGCGACTGAAGTCGTCGCGCTTCGGATATCCCTTTGTGATAATCAGGCGGTCATACTTACGGTTAACGAGGCGCTTTTTCCAGTAGTCATTACACAGGCGATACTCTTCCGTTTTCTCTCCGCGAATCATGGCATCGAAGTATTCACCTTTAACGGCAAGTTGCAGGTTAGCCACGGTTAACCTCCTGCTTCGGTGCTGCTGGCATTTCACGCCAGTGCGTAACTGAGTGCGGATCCGGATATTCGGTGCCATCATCCCAGCGATTACCATTCCACATTGCAGACCACATCTCACCGTCTTCATACATGACCATTACCGGAATTAACTTATCCGGCATTCGCTCACTACAGCTTATCCAACCATCCGGAATTACCGGAGAGTTGCCATTCACAAGGTCAGCTCGAACATATAGCGTGTCATCATGGTGCTGATTGTGGCTGCACCACGTTAATTCGCTTAACTCGCCATCTTCTGGCCATACTCCAGCCGTTTGCAGCCAGATATGGGCTGGCGCATCTTGGCAAGGTGTATTAACTGGCAACTTGTAAGTTTGGCTTACAGGTTCTGCACTATCAGCTTCGCGCCGCTTCTGTAGCTCTGCTGCCATCGCTCTCACGACTTCAACTGGTGCCCTTGCAGCAAACTCTATGTTGGTGATCAGCTCATTAAGATATTGCTTGCTGGGATACTGTTTCTTATCGGTTATAGTGGTCATATCACTCTCCTTTGATGCGAATACCTGCGTCAGACATCATATGCAGATACTCAACTGCATCCTGAACCCATTGACCGCCAATCCCGTAATAGCGATGCGTAATGATGTCGATAGTTACTAACGGGTCTTGTTCGATTAACTTCCGCAGAAACTCTTCCAGGTCACCAGTGCAGTGCTTGATGACAGGAGTTTTCCCGGGGTGGCGAACAACAAGAAACTGATTTCCGTCTTCACGGACTTCGTTGCTTTCCAGTTCTGCAATACGCTTACTCCCATCCGAGATTACTCCCTCGTAATATTCACGCTGCTCGTTGAGTTTTGATTTTGCCGACTCCAGTTGTTTTGTTAGTTCCGCAATACGGCAAACATCGTTGATACGCGTTTCCTCTAATGCGTTGATCTCATCCAGTAGTGCCAGCACGGTTTCTGGTCCGGCCAGAAATTTGAAGGCGTTGAGCGCATCAATATCCACACCGTAATCTTTAAGTTCCTGTTCACTTAACAAATCATCATCAACTGGCAACATTAACAGGCGTTCCATTGCTGGAATTGCACGTTCCGCCGCCTCACGCAGTGCCTGATAGTCAATTTCGCTCACTGGTTGCCTCCTTTGCTCGCTGATTCCACTCTGCTCTAACCTCTGAATAAAAAATCGCGCAGTCATTTCCAGGCGCTGCATATTTGCTACCAGATTGAGCGCGACACGTACCGCATCGAACGAAATAGAATCGACCGCCAGAGCCATATTCAGGGTGATCTGCTTCGCTGGCAACGTGCGCTGCGCCGCCACAGAATGGACATGGTAGTAGGTTGCTCATGAATGCACTCCCTCGTGAAGCTGTTCCGCACAATGCAGCAGAGCGTCAGTCGCCTCTTTCACCGTAACGCAGTCGCCATCGTCCAGCCCGGACACCGACGCGTGCTTAACGAACGCCGCGCAAAGGTCATCAAACGCCTTAGCCCGGACTTCAGCCAGGAAAGCATCGGTGGCTGGGGTTTTGATTTCGTTAAGCGCATCACTGAATCCACCACGCTCCATACCTAGCTCTGCTTCGTAATCGGCATCGAATGCAGCGTCTTTGCAGAACTTCTTCATCCCCGCACTCTCCGCTACCAGCGCCGCGCACTTGGCCTCAAGGTTATCAATCGTGATTCCAGCAGAACGACACTCCCGCAACGCCGTTTCTAGTTTTGATTCAAGTTCACCGAACTTACGGACAAGATATTCAGCGTTTGTTTCGTTAACCTTTAAATCTCGTGGGATGCATTCACCTTTCAGAAAACCATCCATCTCAATTAGTGTCATTTGTTTCATTTCTTCCCACTCCGCCACATCGCATTCAGATATTTGTTTTGATTCACTGATGGAAAAGAATTTCTCTTAAGCAATTCCTCTCTCGATGGCATTGGCTTTACGCGTTGGCGAATAATCATTTCTGCCGGAAGAATGCCGGGATTGTATGCAAGTCCCCTCATGATTTACTCTCCACGAACTGGTCAATAGCCATGCTAAGTGACACACATACAGTCTCGATATGCTGCTGAATATCCTGTAACGTCTGCGCCTGAGATAACAGAATTTCACGGTTGCATAACTCTTTAACCAGATGCTCAAACTTGCTGTAATAACCGATACGACTTAGTGTTTCTTTCCCTGCATTCTCACCTTCTTTGATAATTCCTCTTTCACTAAGAATCAGGTCGTGTTTGGTTCCGGTAATAACGTATTTGCCGAGGTCGATGTTTAGCTTCATTGTTTTCATTGTTAATTCCTCAACCATTACTGATAGCGCCATAGCGTGAGCGGTAATTACGCAGGCGCGGGTCGATATATTCAGGGAAGTGGGTATATGTGGCTTTGCGGAATGGTCGGATTGATGTCTGGTAAATTCGCTCGCGTTCTTCTTTCTCTGCAAGCCATATACAGTGGCGAAATTCCTTTTCCTCTTTCGTTTCCTGCGGTAGCGACATTATCCTGTCGTAGTTTTTCCTGAATTTATCCAGCACCTCCGATACGGAATTGCCGGAACAGCGGCGCGCGTCATCCGCACCATACAGAGGCGCTGGCATGGTTTTCTCCTGTTGATTATTTAGCTAACTTTTTCCAGATCGCTGAAACGTATTTGGCTTGGTGAATGGCATCATCAAGCGCGTTGTGGCGAGTTCCTTTGAATGGCATATCTCGCTTAGGGTCGAATCCTATTACCTTCCCAAGTTCGACGATTGTTCTTACGTCGCGGTCATTCCACCACTGCCACGGAACTGGCTGCCCTGTCAGCGAATAACTGTTTCGGAGAATAACGCAGTCAAATGATGCTCCATTCCCCCAAACCTGAACGAATTTGTGGTTAGCGTTCTTTATGATGAATTCAGATAACCATGAAAGAGCCGTTGAAAGCTCTTGAGTGTTGCTGGTTAGCGATTTTCTGGCTTCTTCACTCTGTTCCATCCACCATAAAATCGTTGAAGCGTCAGGACGCGCCCGATATCGCATTGATGACTCAAGCGAGATATTTACCGAGAACTCTTCTCCTGTTTCTCCGGTATTCGGGTCAAAGAATACCGCCCCAATAGAAATAACTGGCGCGTATGGCCCGTTGCCCATTGTTTCAAGGTCAACCATTAAGTGATTCATGTAAGTCCTTAAATTGCGTGAATAGCGTGACGAGGGAAGGGGAGAGTTACTGGTGCAAAGGGTATATCGTCGTCAAAATCCATCGGAGGTTCGTTGTGTTGTGCTGGTGATGATTGCTGCTGTGGCTTCTGTGATTGCCTGCTGGCTGCTTGTTGTTTGCTGTCGCCAATGCCGCCAAGCATTTGCATCACGCCATTAATTCCGACATGAACCTCGGTTGTGTAACGGTCTTGCCCTGACTGGTCTTTCCACTTTCTGGTTCTCAGCATTCCTTCGAAATAAATCTGATCACCTTTTTTCACATACTGCCCCACGACCTCAGCCAGTTTCCCGGATACAGCAACACGATGCCATTCAGTCAATTCCTTTTGCTCGCCAGTATTTTTATCTCGCCATTGTTCTGACGTGGCTATTGTCAGGTTAGCGAACGCTGTTCCTGATGGTGAGTATCGAACTTCCGGGTCTTGTCCTACCCGACCAAGGATAATCACCTTATTTACGCCTCTGCTTGCCATTTATGCCGCCTGTTTTAGTTCGTTAACTCTGATGTTCATTACCTGAACGCATTTAGCCTGCGCTTCCTCGTTGCCAGCCATTAATTGCCAGTCACGCTGATAACGCTCGATGAGTTTTTTCTTGTCAGTTTCTGTTGACGCATAATCGCTGAAGTCTTTCAGGATTTGTTCGCAGTCAACCGATGGAGATTTCTGGTTGGTATTTTCTGGTGATGGTTTGTTATCTGATGCTGGGATTGCCCATCCCGGAAGCGATGGAGGGAGCCAGTAAAATCCTGTTCCATCCTTCAGTTTTGCCCTGTGCCACCCCTGCTTTTTATCGAGAGATGTTTGTGCGAAACCTTCCTCAAGGTTATACAGATACCGACCGATTCCCCACTGAACGGCAGCGCGCTTCATTGCACCGGAACGACCACCTTTGACGGCTTCTACCTGCGTGTTTTCAGCAGCATCCCATTTGGTTACCCATTCGGAATCAATCTTTATTGATATGCCGCATTCAACGCCGCCGTTGTTGGGAATATCGCGGTATTCATTGCGCCATCCTGCTTTGCCGCAAACATCATCCAGGCGTTTCATGATTGCCCTGTTCGTGACATAAGCCAGCACCATAGCCCACACCTTTCCATCGCGTGTTTTACCGCTTTGCTGTATTCGCCATTCGATATCTTCAGGGCTGAATGGCTCATCGAATTTGTTCAAATCCATAATTCACCTCAGAATGGACATGGCCCAAGAAAATAACGCTGATTTAATACTTCGACTCGGGACAAATTAAGGCATACCCGCATTCCTTCGCGGTCGCCATTATGGCGATACCAGAGAGCTTTCTGCGTGTACATGCGTCTCTGTAACTTGCTCTCCTTCACTGTGGTTGCAAGTGACATGAATATCTCCTTCGTTACCGATTAAATCTTTCATCTGACGAATGAATTCTTCGTCTGACCAGTTATCTGTAAAACTCATTTCCTGCGATACCACGGAAGGTTGATAGCTGATTTCATCGCTTTATTTGCTTCAAGCCACATTTTTGAATCACCAATAAATCGGGCTATTACTGCTTTGTTCTGTGCAGCACGAAGCATCTGGTGATTAATGGCTATTTCATTGCGCATAACGCCTCCAGTTGTTTCTTTGCTGC